GAAGCTGTCTGGGATGCCTTCGCGGCGCAGGCTTGAGCTTTCACTCAACCAGGAAATCTTGCGCTTTTTACCCGAGTCCAGGGCACCCTTCAGCAAGTTCAGTGCCACGTCATCCAGCAGGATTGAGTCGCAGTCGTCAAACACAATCACACAGTTTTCGTCTGAGTACTTGTACAAAGTTTGGTACAGACCAATGGGAGTAGCACTACCTTTGACAACTTCAGCTCGCAGTCGCTTGCCTGACATGCGATCAAACAAAGTAGCTTTTTCAATTTCTTGTTCAACGCCAAAGCTCTTGCCCACGCCTGGAGGACCGCTCACAATCATAGCACGAATGTCACCAGACACTGTAGCCTTGGTCATTTCGTGCAGGATGTCAAAACGCTCACGGATACGATCCATGGCTTGTTCGTCTGTTTCTGTCACACGGGGTTGTTCTTGCACTTGGGCAGTTTCTGTAGTCATGCCGCTAGTGTACTCGATATCTGCGATATTGTCAACACGGATACGAATCGTATCAGGGCAGTTAGGGAACACACCATCATTCTTCACAGTAACAAAACTGCCTTTGGCGCCGGACTGGAAACCTGCTACCAGCGTAAACATCTGGTTGTTCACAGGCTTGTTGCGATAAACACCGTTGACGACTCGAATTGCACTCATGGTTGGCTCCTTTAGTGTGCTGTTGAATTTTACTGTCTATGTTGTTATTATAGCAAATTGGGATTATTTGGTCAACTCTTTTTGCGTATTCAGAACTTGTTGCGTAACAACAACACCACCGTAGGCTTGTTGATACAGTTCAGCTACAGATTGCAAGAAAAAAGTGTATACTTTACCATTACCAGAAATCAACGTGTACTGCATTATGAATCCTTTTTGCTTTGCTATGTGTATATTATAGCAAAAAGGGCAATTCGAGTCAACCAGATTGTGACCCCTGCAATCACTGCCAGTTCCATTACAGTGAAGTTGGTGCGGTAGTACGCAAGTATTACTTTTCTTTTCAGTAATGCCAGCTCACGTGCAAATGCTTTCATTTGGCCAGCGCCGCAAAAATCATGTTTTGCAGTTCAGCAACTTCGTCCAAGGGCACAAAAAAGTCGGTAAGTGGATCGTAGTACATTCCTTCTTGGGCATCGTAGTACAAGACTTGACCGTTGGGATAGTGAAATGGGCCTTCAAGACCTTTGCGGGGACCAAACTCTTTGTTGTGCTTGAAAACAATGTAGCTCATATCCACTCCTTGTTGCGATACATGTATTATAGCAAAATGGGAATTATCGGTCAACTAGTCCCAAAGTGTTACAATTGCAGGATCTCGTACTTCGTGTGGTTTGGGGTTGCCGTGAAACACTACCACCGCAGTGTCAGGTGCTATTGTGACACCTGTGCCGGGCTTGTGATAGCGACGAAACACAAAGTCATAGCCACCGTCAAGGCATTGCCAGCGATAGCTTTGAAAATAACGATCTTCAAAGAATCTACGCTGACTGGGATCAATGTGCTGATTGATATAGTCTTGATCACCTTGGCATCCTGCTCGAGCTTGTTCAATAGGCACGCTAGAAAACTTGTCCCACAGCCACGAAAATCTTTCTGTATCAAACCACATGGTACTGCTGTTAACGCACTGAGTGCTAGCACGTTGGAGAAACTTGAAATCTCTTATGCTCCAAAACAAACGACGATCCAGGTGTGTGACCCAGGTCAGGTCATTTAGAATCACACAATCTAAATCAAAGTACAGCATTTGTCCGCGAAAGTGCGCTGGATTAAACAGTTGCATTTTGTACCACCAGCTGCGTTTTGGTCCACTTAGTCCAGGCCATTCATGCAGCACATGCTTGATCATGTGAGCCGGTACAGGTCTAGATTCTTCTGTGTACACATGCATGCGGATGCCGCCTGGCAAGGCTCTGGTCAGCATGCGGTACAGTCGTTCCACATAGTCCCAACTGTATCCTGTGCTGTGTATTACACAAGCACAGTCTGTTACGCCGTCAGTGCTGATCTTATTCTGTTTAGCCATAAGCCTTGTTTTATTTCTTCTACTGTGTACTCTGTGTGACAAAGTTGTGTGAGCCACAGGTCTCTGTCCACTAGATAAGGTTGTTCTAGATCTGCATAACCTACTGCTACTGGGTATGCAAGACTGGTAGAATCGACCACGGGTCTTACCCCAGCTACCGCAGCTTGTATACCAGGTCCCGAATTGTAGTTGACCACAGCATGACAATCGTAATGCATGTCATAGCTGTCGTAGGTGCCAGCCACCCGGTTGGGTCTTTGTAGTGTCACGCCCGGAGGCAAGTTGGTTATGTTCAGCGGAGATCTAGGGTGTGGACGAATTACTATAGGACGATCACTATTGTTTCTGATTAATTGTATTTGATCATGTACCCATTGTTCCACAGGAGCAATAGGTTGTGCCATCAAGCTGTGTTGGTGTTGTGCCGCAATAACAATCTCAGGGCGTGTGCCTGGTTGCGTGGCCAAACTGATCTTTAGTTTGCGAGGGCGGTCCCAATCCAAGTTATCTAAGTGACCGTAATAGCCCGTAGCGTTAACATGATTAACTGCAATCTTCCAGGTATCGCCCCTGTACAATGAACCAACTTCTATTACTACCACTGGCTTGTTTTGAGCACGATAGTGTTCGTACACTGCCCGATTCGTCTGCAAACGTCCGTGCCACAACACACTCCATATTACTGCGGCATCGGAGTCCCAGGAGTTTTCTTGGGTTTGTATACCAGCAGCTTGCGCATGGTCCAGTACAGCATTGATCACAGTGTTGCCATTTAGTGCAACCTGTGCGGGAAAATAAGCTAGGGTTTTGATCACAGTTAAATATTTAACTATGTTAATGCCACCACTTCACGGAAAGCTGGCGCAGGATCAATTCTTTTTGTTCGCTGCTGCTGATCCTGTTTACTTTGATACTCATGCTCGTCCTTTGATCCAAAGCGTCCGAACCAACACACCTGATCGGGGTGTACATATTCATATCTACAATCCACGTCAGGACCAAATTGATTTTTGCAATCAACCCAGAGTCAGTTGTACCTACGAGTACACAGATTCAGTAGACTGGAACGCTATCACACAGTACTGGCAGACACGCAGCACGTTCACCAACGAACGTCAGCGTCAAATGTACAAAAAAGGACAAACGTTGGGTGCTGCGGAACTGCAAAAACTGATCAAGCAAACCTATTATGCTTGCACTAGATTTGTACGATTGGCCAAAATACTACAACCTGGGCAGCGTTGTTTGGCTATAGACGTAGACGGACTGGTTAGAAAACCTTTTGCAGATCAGTTGGGCTCAGCAGACTTTTACTTGTACGAAAAACCCAAAGATGGCACACACCTGGCAGGTGCTGTGTTGTTTAATGGGCTCCAAGGCAGTACTGATTTCTTGCAACACTATGCAAGAGAATTAAAGGCCAGTATAGAGGCAGATGATCTTTATTGGTTCTTGGATCAGCTTGTGCTAGATCAACTGGTTCCACACTATCGAAAAGGCCTGCTGCCCATGAGCTACATTGATTGGGCCATGCGACCAGAAAGCAGTATATGGAGCGCCAAAGGCAAGCGCAAAGAGCTAGACATATTCCGTCAAGAACAGGCCAAGTACCAATGAAACAACTGCTGCTACTTAACCCACTGACGCATGTGTGCCCAGCAGCGTCCTGAACGCAGGTCTTCAAAACTCCAGTGACACTGAGCCAACTTACGAATCCACTGTTCACGATCAGGCATGAGCGGTGCTTCTAATCTGCTGAAGTCTGTGTTGGCAATATCGCCACCTTGACTGTAACTGGGGTCATCAGTAATAAATGCAGGAATACCTTCTATGGGTGCCACAGCACTGGGAGTTGAGTTATGGCATACCAAAGCCCAGCAGTTGATCAAGTCTTCGGTAATGTGTCTCTCTTGCGGACTCACTGTTGCATTGTACTTGGCCAAGATCCCAGCATACTTGGGATAGTTCTTCCAGTCACCAGGATGCCAACGAATCACAATAGGACGATCAGAATAACGTCGGATGTTAGAAAACGTGCTCTCCAGCCAGTTCATTAGATTCTGGCCGCGCATGCTCCAACCCATGGGACGTTGCAACGTGATCAGAATGTGATGACCAGTGGTGCGCCAAGGCTTCAGGTCCATATTGTAATGGCGGCGCATGTTGTCCCAGTTTTGACTGCCAGGCGTGTCGTTGCAGTAGATTCCGGTAGCAGGAAACACACCGTTAAAGCTGTAACGTAGATAACGATGCGGATTCAGTCGATCTTTATAGATAAACACATTGCTGTCAATGCTGAGCCAATAGAGATTTCTAGCTGCTTGTTGCTCCATTACCATCTTGCGAACTTTGTAGTGCGGAAGTCCTACCTTGCCTGGATTGGCATCAAATGCATTGCCAATGATTGCGCCTACGTCACAGGCTTCGTAGGCCTGACTGTGTGTGGTTGTTGCTGCATCTCCGCAACGGGCAGCACCTTCGGCAAAGAAGGTGAGTGCATTGACTTTTTCTTCGCCGTTGATGTGTCGCGGCAAGCTGCTTAGGTAGCTTTTAATAACTAAAGGTTGGGCGTTGCTCATTGTCTTGCGTCAAGCTCCAGGCTTGACCTGTTAGGATTTCTGTTAGACTAAACTGTCCGTAAGCCACACTGCTCAACCACTTGTAGATCACATCTTCAGAGGGCTTTACAGGTGTTTCGATTCGAGTTAGATCACCGGTGCAGACTGCACTGGCTGCTGTGGGTGCGCAACTGAACGCAGGGATTCCGTATTGAATAGCTTCTACTGCGGCAATACTGTTGTAGGTAACCACAGCGTAAATGTCTTGGTCCAAAGCATCATATATTGTGTCGTTGGTACGTTCACCACGTCCAGCTTTTTCACGTATCACAATCTCACGGTCAGTATGCTGCCGTAGTGTGGCAATAGTAGTGTCGATCCAGGTCTGCCGATCATGTCCGTAGTATTCAAACGGTTTGTCAGTGCTCATGATCAACAGAATCTTGCTGCCAGGTTTTTTCCATCCTTTATATTGCAAGCCAGGACTGAACTTTACTAGATCGCGCCAACGATCATCGGGCACGTCCATGATGCGACTTTGTTGCATTGAGTTCTTTTCAATGCGGTGGTACACTTTTCTACCCGTGGTGTTGTTGTCACAACGGTAGTTTCCCAGGTATCCGGTTTCCATAAAATAAAAGTCGCGACCATGTGCCAACGCTTGCTTGGCATAGTCTCCTGTGGTAATGCCACGAATAAGAATAGGATCAGACACAGGAGTTTTGAGACGTTTATAATCATGCCCAGTAATAAATGTAGATTCAGGGTATGCGGCCATTGCTAATGCAGGGTAATCATTGAATTTGATTAGTCTGAATAGTCTTTCTTCTTTTTCTCGTATAGTCAGGTCAAGTGCTTTATTGTGTCTTTTGCTGTCTTTGTCTGTGTTAGTTATAAACTGTTGTTGCAACTCCTGCAATTCATAATGCAAGGCCAGGGCATCAGCAACGCTGGCCTTGAGTGCAGCCACTAGATCAGGGTACTGTTGTGTGTATTCTTCCGTGGGACTGCGACCGACCACTGCAAGGGGTAGTATCATTCGGTGGCCCTTTGCTGGCAGTACTCTGTTAGTATGCGTTCACGATGCCACTCATTGCCTTGTGGGGTATCAGCAAACTCCTGAAAGCACGGTGTACCAAGTGTGTAGTGCAGTAACTTGGCAGTGGCATTTGGCCCGTATTCATCAGGCAACCAGTTCCATTCAAGCGGGAGTTCGCCAATACGTTCATCATCAATCCACGAAAAGCGATGAAGCTTGCTACCGCTGCTTTGCTGAATAAAGTCAGGTGTAAGTTTTCTGTTGGGAAAGCTGTTACAATTCCATAGTATTACACTGCTCCAGTTTTTTCGAGGATAGTCTTCATTTTTTGCGCCCAGGTATTTGACAGGCATGCAAGTTTTATAGTCATGTTTGACAACTTGTACATCTTTACCAGAATCGCGATAGGCCCATAGTTCAGCAATATCACCACGCACAATCATATCGCCATCAATGAAAATAGCATGACCAGTAAAATCACAAAGGTAAGGTACCAAGAAGCGTGTGTAGATAAAGTGGTTAGATCCATCTGTGTGTGTTTCGGCATAGTCGCGAAACAAATTAAGAGCAACTGGTACAATAGCCACCGGTTGCGAACTGTTACGAATAATGCTGTTTACACAGGTGTGGTAAGCAATGGCTTCTCTAGGATCGTAACCAACAAATACAGGAATAGGTTTCATTTTCGAACAATATCCGTTTCCACACAGTCTGACCCATATTGAATTTCGATCAGTTTCAGTGGTTGATCAGTTTCGTTGCACAACTGATGCCATTCTCGACATTCAATAAATGTGTGCTCATGTATTTCTAACTGACACTTTACATCTGCGTCTGTGCTGTCTTCGTAAAGAGTGTACACCGTAGCAACCCCTTCTGCAACAAACCAAAACTCTTGGCGTTGCGCATGCTGTTGCATACTTAGACAAGTTTTAGGAGCAACGGTAAGTTCTTTAAGTTTGGTGTTGCTACCAACTTCGTGCAGAACACGATAGTAGCCCCAGGTGCGCTCAGTTTTGGGCTTCTTCCAGTCTTCAAGGATCCAGCTGCTGCTGTTCTTTTTGTCCGTGCCGCCGACACCAAACGCAAACGATACCTGTGTCTCTGCCAACCGCATTTCAGGAATGTTTTCTTGAGTGCGATCGCCGCCATTTGCAAAAATGATTTCAGCATCAGGGTACTTGAGTCTTGTACGAACAATAGCGTCACAACTGGACCCATCCTGATCGTCAAACGTTATAACTTCGTCCACTACCCGCAGTCCTGCAGTTAGTGCAAAACGTTCACTCATAGGCATAAAAGGCTTGCCTTTTTTACGAGCAAGCCATTCATCAGAATTTAGCCCAACCACTAGCTTATCGCCTAGTTCACGTGCTGCTTGAAAGTAAGCAAGATGGCCCGAGTGAACAGGATCATATCCCCCCGTGCAAAGTACGATTTTCATTTTTTAATAATCCTTCCTTCTATATATCCTAGAGGAACCTTGTCGGGGGAAAATGTAGAGCAGGTTTTTGTTATAGGACAATGGTACCACTTTTTCCCACGCTTACCGTTTCCGGCTGCATGACGCCTAGCTGGATCCTTCATTTGAGCCAGCGTGATTTTTTTACGCATCTCAATTTGTGCAGGATCTTCAAATTGTTTTTTGTTTGCCTGACGAAGTTTTTCTTTAGTCTCAACGGAGTGACTCTTGCCTAGTAGCGGAGGATCTTGTAGTGCCCTCTTAGCTCTCATCTTTTCTCTAACCTCATCAGAGTGTTGTTTTCCGTAATAAGGATTATTTTCACCAGACTGATATTTGGAGATATTAGCTTTTGTAGTTGAGATTATAGCAGCATAAGTTCGAGAACTAATTTTGTAACGTTGTTGATATTTGTTTTCTCTGTTAACAATGTTTCTTAGAGCAAAGGACATCTTCATTTTGTCTTTTCCGGAGGTCATTTTAACCAAGAGGCGGTGACAGATAAAATGTTCTCTTGCAGTCAAAGCAACAATATTTTCTTTCTTATTGCTGCCACCAAGACTCTTTGGAACAATATGGTGCCGTTCAACATAGCCGCTGAATGTATTATTTTTCCTATGCTCGATGATGGCATTATACCATCTTGAATACTTGTTGTTAATAAACATACTTCCCCCATATGTTTATTTATACAACCTAGCATCAAAACCACCAGTAACACTAGTCATAGCGTAATATCTTCCATTCCAGCGGCACGGAGCTTGACAATATGACCAGACATCCACTGCTTGGAATCCAGGCCTTTCATGATACCTAACCAGCGATTGCGCAAGTATGCAACTTCATTAATAATAGTTTCGTAGTCGATAACTTCGTCTTCGCCGTCCACATACTTCTCAGCATCTCTGCTGGTCAATGCCCTAGCGTAACCTTCGAGATATTTTTGAAAGTGCTTTCGACGAATTTTGCGCAATTGAATATTGAGATAGTTTAACACAGCTTCAATTTCTTGCAGCTGGTTAAATCTATACTCAGTAATCCCCGGCAGTTCTTTGATATTACGTTCGACTAGTCCGCCCACCTTGCAGTCTGCTCTAGCACTGTCTAGCTCGCGCTCGTAGTGCTGAATGAAATCGGGCAGTGCGTCCAGACTGGCAACCACACGGGAATACCACATTTAGTCTTCCCAGTCGTTGTCTGAGTCGTCGTCTTCGGTTTCTTCTTCGTCTTCGTAACCAGTGTCTGTGTCTAGATACGTTGCAAGAGCACGTTTGACATCTGCATCGTTTTTAAACGCATCGCGAATGTCTTCTGCACTTTCATCATGATCAATCAACACTGCTACCAATGTCTCAGCAGCTTCTGCACGATCCACGGTGTTTACGTAACGCTTGAGTTCGCCCCAAATTTCGCTTGCTACTTCTGAAGTCATTATTCCTCCTCGGTTTCAGTTTCTGACGTACTTACCTCAGCGGTTTGGTTCGCAAAGTCTTTCATGACCACATCCAAGCAACCGTCTGTATTGGCTTCCCACGCTTTGCGGAACTTCTTGACAATTTCACCTTCCGAAGTAGTAAACACCAAGCTGTTGCCTTCACGCTTGAGCAGACCTTTCTTTTCAATCAAGTCTGTTAGACCCGAATAAGGACTCATACCAGTTGTGTAAGGAATCTTGACTTGTACACCTTCGAACGGTTTAGCGTAACGTGTTTTCATAACTTTACAACCAGCACGAATACCGTTTACTTCTGAAACTTTGTTGCCGTCAGCATCTTCTTTCAGTTTCATCTTCTTCATAGCAACAACAATAGAGCTGGCATAGATAAAGCCCTGGCCGCCGCTGATCTTGTCATCAGGGTCGAACATGTCTTGGCTCGCGTAAGTGTGATTTGTGCAAACCAATCCTACGTTGTAGCTACCAAACATGTTGACACAGTTACGAACTAGTGCAGTAAGCGCTTTGGGTTTGCGGCCTAGGTCACCTTTCATCTCACCTGCTTCAAACTGATTAACGTCTGTGGGGGTTAACAACATGCCCAGCGAGTCGATTACAAACAGTACCTTAGGGCGTTCGCCGTCGGGTAGCTTTGTAGTCACTCATGAATGTTGAAATTGTTTTAGCAACGTCGTCAATCATGGCCATACTCAGTTTTAGCAGTTTGCTTTCGCTAGTATCTACGCCCAGGGCCTTGAGCCAGTTTTCGTCAAGAGCGTTTTCACTGTCAACCAAGACCACAAAGATACCTTGTTCTTGTGCATGTTTGATGATGTTGCCAGAACAAATATAGCTTTTACCTGCCCCAGAGTCGCCAGCAAACACAGTGACTTTTCCCAATGGGATACCTCGCTGGAAGTCTCCTGAGATCAAGTAGTTAAGTGCATAATTGCCTGTGCTGATCCAGTCAGTCGGATCGTTGAATCCAATACTCAAGCCTTCGATGGACTTGGTAATTTCCTTGCGGAATTTTGAAATGTCGAATGGTTTTCCCATGATATTACCTTTTTAAATTATTACTAACTTTGCGTTATTATTCTGTTGAGAATTTTTATACAATATTGTTCGGTATCTATGCAAGTTGTTTTCTAAATCAACTGCATTAGCAATTGGAATTTGAGTAGTCACTGGCGGAATAGCATGCGCTGAACACCAAGACAAAAATTCTTTGCTGTGCGATATAGTCTCAGGACGAGCTAAATTAACCTGGAATGCCCATTCCAATGATTCAAAGTTGTAGTGATCTTTGTGGGTTAACTTGGTGTCAAAACATTTCCATTTGTTATAGTACTGGCGTCCTACATACGTATACCCAAATCCGAAATTTACAACGTCGTTGTTGGATTCCATAGTTGATATAAACGGATTATCAAACACTTGCCACTTTGTATCTGCTTTGAATTCTAGATTGTTTTCAAAAAGACCTTCTAAACGATGTACCGTTAAGTTTACTTCTTCGTAAGGATAAATGTACCCTAGCTTGATCATTGCTTCTGCTAGCTTTATTTTACGTATTTCGTCCGGATACGCATCGTGTAAAGTCCTGCCTATTTTTGCTCGACGATGGTCACTTGATTGTCTTAGTTGATCAATATCTATTATATAGCTCTGTGACTTTACCCAAACTTCGTGCTGACGATTTAGAAAACTTTGATCTAAGTAATCAATTTGATTGTCTTTTTCGGAAAACTTTTCGCCACACAACAACCATAATACCTCGTTGGTTTTACTCAACGACCAATGCACATCATTCAATCTTTGATCGCAGTCTTGTGCTATCGACGGAGCTGCAAAACAATTGTGATTATTACTGTTTGCTTTGTCAACAAACCATTCAATTATGTCATGGTTATACAGAACATCAAACAGAATAAACTCTTGCGAATTTTCAAATTCTAGTTTAAATTGCATGATAGTTATGCTTACATGGCCAGGCCATGTAAGCATTTACCTTTACTTGGATTGACGAGCGCGAATCATCGCAAGGATGTCTTCGGCTTTTTGGTTGCCGCTTGCTGGCTTGGTAATAGGTGCTGTTGAGGCTTCTTCAGCATCGGCTTCCCAAGGTGCAGCTTCTGCTGCTGGTGCTGCTGCTACTGGGGCAGGACGTGGTGTAGCTGCAACCGGAGCAGGTGCAGCTGATTCGTCAGTGCTGCCTGCAGGTGCATTGACACCAGCCGGACGGAAATACTGACCCCAGCGCTCTGTGTCGTACGGTTGGCCGTCTACACTAGCTTCAAACATTTCTTTGATCACTGCTAAGTCTGTTGCAGTAGGCTTCTTGGGCAAGAATGTGCTCAAGTCAAACAGGCCGTGTGTGTCTACTGAAGCTTGTTCAGCTTCGGTCAGTGCCGACTCTTTACGTGCCCACTTGGATGTAGAGTAATCAGCATACC